CTCACTGAAGAAAGTGGTACCAGCGCCGTCAAAATCTGTAGTGTCATTGTCAAACAACGAAATAAGATACTGATTACCACGACTGGCTCCCACCACCAAGTTATTGGCAGTGTCGTCAATATTGAGTGCGCCGCCAAACTCAGCAAATTCAGTGGGTCGTGGACTTTGAATATTTTGTGTCCAAACAAATGTGTTGAATTCAAGATCTTGCCACAATGTAGCAGTTGACCCTGGCAGTACTGTGAGTAAATTGTTCAATTCTGCGGCTTGACGATTCAACACACTGAGCGTGAGCACATTGTTGATAACAGTAGCTGTGACATTGGGCACGGTGTTGTTGATCACCGCAGCCAATCCAGTCAAAGTGTTGTTGGGAGACAACGGCACAGACACCAATTGGTCATTGATTCTAATGTCAGAACCAGCAGTGAGCGTGGTAGCGGATCTCTGTGCTGTGGTTATACCGTATACACGACTTTGGTTGACCCAACGTTCAACTTGACCGCCTTTGTAAATCTGCGCACTGCTCTGTGGTTCGCCCACATACAAACTACAATTGTTGAGACAAATATCAACTGCTTGGCCAAAATTACAGAATTCAGCCAGTTCATATTGTCCAACAGTTTGCAGAGTTGATATTTGATTGGTTTCTATTTCAATAATGTCACCAACATTGAAATCACGATCAATAGTGATGTTGTTGCCTGCCACAGAGAAGGTATTGTTGGCACCAACCACAGCATTGTTTTCATTGATTAAAAATTGACCGTTGACTGTTACCGACACTGGTTCAGTCACTGATCCCTGCACAGTGTAAGTTGTAGTAGCAGCATTGCTCACAATGAATTTTTGCACCATGCGATCATAAACATAAACTATACCGGCCTGTGTTTGACTGCTCACAGTGGCATAGGGAGCACCTATTAGGAACTGTCGACCATCTGTGGTAATGCTGACACTGGCACCAAATCTTGCATCGCTGTTGATCGAAACCGGTGGAGTCAGTGTTGCCACATACTCAAAATAGCCCTGAGCCGTGACTGTTATCACTGCACCACTGGCAGGCACAGTGACAAACGTCAATACTCCAGTACCACCGTTGAATGTATAATCAATGTTGGGACGTTGGATTACGTCATTTACCCGCACAGTAAATGCATAGATGTTGTCAGCGGTAAACAACAATGAGCCTATGTCAAACGTCGAAGCCAGTGCTGGAGGAGTATATGCAATAGTAAAATCCAGCAGGGTGCCACCAGCACCCACACTGGTCACTGTGAGAGTGATGTTGTTGGCTGGCGAAGTGCCGCCACCAAAACTGGCAGCAGCAATGGTAATGGTGTTGCCTACGTTGTAGCCTGATCCCAGCGAAGTTGCGCCCACTGTGCCACGATCGGGAGAAAGTTGCCCAACTTCGCCGCGGACTCTGGTAATGGTAAATTCAGCACCGACCCCTGATCCCGAAGTGGCGGACTGTGTAACATCATAGTAGGTTTCACTGTCAAGCGGTGTAAGATTGCGTCGTTGGATACTGACCAAACTGCCAGCTGCTGGCGCTGTGGACAATGTCACCGTGTCAAAAGCACCATTGATGGTCCACTGTGATCCTAGAGTTTGAACTTGTCCGTCCACAGACACTGTCAACTGTGTGGCTGCATCAATTTGTATTGCATCGCCAATGTCAAACTGTGTTTGAGTTCCTGATGCAATCACACGCACAAATTGGTCTTGCCAATCCACACGCCCATAGACATGTGCTTGATTGAGGCCCGGGGCGCCAACACACAGCCAACGTTCGTCCAAACTCATGGCCACGCTGGCACCAAACTCGCCTGTGCCTGCGCTGGCACTGGGTGTGGTGCCTGGTTGTGTCAACAGTTGCCACACAGTATAGGGGTTGACACCGGGTAAACCCAGAGCTGGATCTCGATAGATCACTGCTGCATAACCAGTGTTGGCAACACTGGTGCTGCCGTTGCTGCCTGGTGCACCAGCAGCAGCCCAAGTTTGATTGCCAAAATCAACACTGGTACCAAATCCCCGTGTGCCAGTGACTTCTATAGTCAACAGTGCATCACCGTCGGGTAGTGGACTGATGGGAGTGTATTGATCACTGTAATTTTTTACATAGGTATACACTGCACCATTGGCCACACTTCCGCCACTGCTGAATGCTGGACTACCTACCAATGCTGCCAGTCTATTCTGTGCTTGTGTTACCGAAGTACCGTATTGTTCGCTGATGGTAAACTGCTCAGGCTGCAAGGTAGTGACGTCAGAAAATACTTCTTGCTTTTCCAACACTGTCCAACGATCATTGCCGTTGTTGTCTACCCATACTTTGGCACCAGGATTTATGTTCAGTGTGTACGGCAAGTTGAGCACATCACTGGCCTGGGCCACACGCATGGTCTGCAACGTAAATCCAATGCCTGAACCATCGGCTTGTGTTTGTTGGCCACTAAAAGTATACGCAATATTCACAGTGTTGATGTTGGCCACTGACAACACATCATATACACCGTTGATGTAGTCTGTGAAGAATCTAATGATCAGTTTGTCGCCAGCCACAAGGTCATGTGGCTGGCTGAATATCACTCGACTAGTGCCGTCAAGATTATCACAAACGTGCTGTATTTGCCCTGGCACCGATTGTGCTCGGAAGATCCCCCAGTCATAATCGTTGACCTTGGCGACCCAAATTGCTGTTCCCACAGCTATCTGATCGAAGTTGGCTGCCAAGCTGTCATTGTTGTCAAGGCTGAACACTGTGATGTCGGCGTCTTCAAGATTCACATAACCAGCTGTGGGCAATCCAATGTCAGTGGGCAGCGTTGTGGTTGTGGGAAGAATATCAGGCGAGGTTATGGGATAGCTCTTGCGCCAGATTTCAGTCAACAAAACAGTTTGGTCGGCCTGACTGGGTTCTTGTGGATCAACCACTTGTACTGTACTGGGATTGGCGTCCAAGAGAGCACGATTCAATCTCATCTCAAAGAAGCTGCGATTGGCGTTGGCGCCATAGGTGGCACGCTGGACTGCCCAGTTGTCGTAGATGTCATAGTCAGCGGCTTCTTTGCCAAGGTTGGCTTGGCTAAACAACTCGGCTGCCAACACTGTGCCTTTGCTGCCCAAGAATTGACGATACACGTTGACTTGACTGACGTCATTGAGGTTGAGCGCTGCTAGATACTGTCGTGGGCGGAAGCCAATTAGTCCATAGCTCAAGAGATCGTTGTCAACTTCAATATTGGCTGTGTTGATGTTGTAGCTATTGATCAACTGATTGGCCTTGTTGGCCAAGTTGGGCAGCAAGCCTAGTTCAATTTGACTGTAATCACTCTGTGTCCAGTCGTTGAAATTGAATGTGGTGCTGGGCTGTACAATCTTGAGTGCTGACCAGAACACGTTCTTGTAGCGAACAATTTCACCTTTGCTGTAAGTGCGCAGACCAGTCCACTCTTCAACGTTGTCTTGATTGAGAATAAATCCTGGTGCGTTGACACTGCCATCCCAGTCGGTGCTGGTGACAGCCACAAGATTTAGTCGGCTTTGGCGAACTCCAGTCACGGGTTGATAAATCAAGTCACCAAACACACTTTGATTGTCAAGCACAATCATGTGTTCGTAAGTGGTGAATTTGAGATCAACATAGTTCAAGGTCTGGCCGCTGAGTGGTTGTGCTTGGAATTCGTAACCGTTGCGCACAATGTTGAGGTTGCGTGTGTTGAGTTCACGACGGTTTTGATCCAGCACAAGGTTTTCTATGGTCTGTGCTTGAATGCTGTCAACTTGTCCTTGAGTGCTGATCAATTTCAACCCATCAGATGTGGGGTTGAGGTTGATTAGCGCATTGTCATCCCAGCCTTGAATACTCCAATACAAAAACTCTGTGGCCATACGGTTCCAGTCCATGACGTAACCATTGGCTATGTTTTCAAACTTCATGCCTTGGCGGGTCAAAAGTTGTCCGTAGCTCAACAAGAAATCGCACACTGCTGCACGATCTGAGAAGATAAAACCATAGGGCACTTGTACCACTGTGTTGGTATAGACTGTGGGCACTTGAACTGACGCACCAGGTATGGCAATGGTTTGTAGCACGCCAGTGGTGCGGCTTTGCAAGATACTGAAATAAGGTTTGATGGTGCTGTAGCCATACACAGCATAGCCACCTGGAACTTGTTGCACCACTACACTGCTGTAGTTTACACTGCCGTAGGGTTGATTTTTGTACAGCAACAGTGCATAGCTTTCGTCGGGAATCAGCAGTGCACTGTTGGTAGAATTTGGACTGGATTTTTCAGTGTAGATCTTGATGTATTGCTTGTCAGAAAACGACGCCATGCGGTAGACAAGACGCACGTCAAGATTCTGCAATGCCACGGTGAGATCTTCAGTGCTGTCTAGACCACTCTGGCGATTAAAATCTACAATCCAGTCAATGTAACTGGCTTTGCTGACTCCGTTGCCATAAACTTCAACTCCGTTGGCATCCAAACGGTAGCGATTATTGTAGAGATATTGCTGGTATTCTAAGTTATAGCGATAGAGATCACGGTCAGCAAACAATGCGTAAAATTTGGCCGGGCGTGTCAACGCCAGCAGTCGCATCACAGCAAATGGGTAGCTTGAGCTGTTCCACCAAGCAGCTTCAGTGGGACTGCCATCACCAAGGCTCCAACTCTTGCGGAAAGTAGTGGAGTCAAAATTGCCCATGACCGAGAGATACGGGCTCAGCAGCGCACCTTCGCTGCCAGTGGGAATAACTTTGGTTAGGCCAGGTCGGGCAAATTGTGGTAGGAAATATGCACCAGCAGGATCGTCAACTTTGCCTAGCTCTAGGTCATCCCACAACACAAGGTTGTCAGCAGTGTATGGTGCTGTGCCATAGCGTGTTTCCCACCAAGTGGGCTTTTCACTGAATCCCAGCATCTCCCAAGGTGTGATTTGGGGCTGTTCAGTGTCGTAGAAAAAGCGATTGATGCCACGCCAGGCGCCCAGCAACGGGCCATTGTCTAACTTGTTGCGACTGCTGCTGTAGTTAAATGTAAACTCGTTGTTGGCGTTGTACACTTGGTCACGGTACTGTAACTTGTTCCAGTTAACCCAGCTGAGAAAGTCCACGCTGAGAATGTTGGTGACTTCTTGATAGTCGTAGCCCGTGTCACGGAACTGACCAGGCATGACATCATATACTGTGAGTGGTACTGGGTTGCCATCTAGTTTGAGGTTGTTGTAGATACGGCGCTCAAATTCCAACAGCACCTCGTCTCGAATGTCACCAAACGCCTTGGTAAAGCTGCCGTCATGTCCTATAATGCCCAGTTCAGTGCCATTAGTGGTTTTGCGTTCAACTATTTCAGGCAGCCATGCCGGATACAGACCCAATTTGGTAGGAGTGTTGGGCACAAAGCTACCATAAGTGGCTGCATATTCTTGCAGTGTGAGCACATCGCCTAGAGACAAATTCACCAAAACAGTGATGCGTGGGCCGTCAGTTGCCACCACATAGTCACGTCCACGAATCAGCAACACATTGTTGAGATACACATTCATGCCAAGATAGTTGGCTGACTCATAGTCATACACTTGCACTGTGTCAAAAGTGTCTGTGGTAATAAAACTCACAGTGTAAGTGGTATTGGAGTACACAGCACCAGCCGGAATCATGTCACTCCAGTAGAAAGGCTGACTGTCTATTTTGCCTTCCACTAGGTTCTGGATGGCTGTGTCTAGAATCTGCGACGGAGTTTCAAAATAAATGGTTTGCTGGGTAACTGAGTCCAGCACTTGTGCTTTGAACTTTTCATACTCACGACTGTTGAAACTCAAAGCACCAAAAATGTTGTACTGCTCGCTGCGCATGAAATAGCCAGCCAGGGTCAGTGGGGAGCTTTGCTGCAAGATCAACTGTCCGTAGGGCACAATATTGCCTAGATCTCGAGAGTTGTTGGGGCCGTTGATTTTTCCACTCAACCCATTTAAGTTTTGGCAAATAGTTTCGTAGTGCTGACGTACTGTGCCCAACGTAAAGTTGGGACTGTTGCCATTGAGTGGGTTACTTTGCAAATTAACTGGTACTTGATAGAATGCCACATTGCTGGTTTGATCACTCAGCACAGCCACTTCAATCACAGTGCCAGGAACATAGTCTTGACTCAAGGTAATGGTTGTGGTGTTGTCACCGCGCTCAATACTGTATTGAGTAGGATCAACAAACTGAGTACCCACAAATAGTCTTACCGGGGGCACCACAGTGCCTTCGCTTACTCTCACATCTAGTTTGAGAATACGAGATGAGAATTCAAATTTAAATTGTTGGCGTTCCAGTGTGGGGGTGGCCGCAGTCTGCCAACCCAACTGTCGTCGATACACTGTGCGTGTGCTGTATTCACGAACTGATCCTGAACTGATGTCCTTGGTCACGCTGACGTTGTTGTCAACATAGAGAAATGTGTCAACATAGAGATTGTTGTCAAACACAATGTCGCCAACGTTGTCAATGTTGAGATACTCTAGGGGAATTTGCAAAATTGGATCTAGAATTCCTGTTTCTGCTTGAGCATAAGAAAACAACTTGCTGCCAGCAAATGTTGTGCTTTGATACACTGATTCGTCGCCAAAACTTACACCGTTGGGATCATACACATTGTACAGCGGAGCTTGTTGAACATTGGTTTTTTGCTGTGCCTGTTCCCACTCGCCGTTGTTGAACCAAAATGTCACACCTTTGAGAGTATCGCCATCAAGGCACACTGTACTTTGATCCGGCAATACTTCGCCATCAGATGCCAGCGTTAAATTGATAATGGGCTGTGCAATGAGTGGGGGTACAGTGTCAGGTGTGACAAAATTCACTGTCCAAATTTTGTTGCGCACGCTGGCATCTTCGTCAGCGGCAAAAATCACTCGCGATCCATCAACAAAGGTGTAGCCGTCCACAGCATAGCTGGTGCTGCCTTCAATGTTGCTGAAGGCGTCAGTTTCTTCAAAGTCAATGATGTCAACTGGTTGCTTGCCTTGGGTGCCCATGTTCCATAGGCGCAGACCTGGGCGGAATTCAATGATGGGACGCTTGGCTCGTTTGAGATTGTCGTAAACCACAGGTACATTGTTGTAGCTGGCTGTGGCTTGAATCACATCAATGTGAAACCAACGATTGCTGCGAGCCCAGGCATTGAGGTCTGGGCTGGCGCGGTCAACTGTGAGGTAATCTAATTCTTCAGGTACAGGCAGACTGCTGTCATTTTGTTCTTGAACGTATGTTTCAGGCGTGACAAAATTTGTGACTGGCAACAATTCAATCGCAGTGCCTACTCCGCTCACGTAGTATTGCTTGTCTTTGTATGATGCTGGCTCAATATCGCCACGAAACACTACCTTGAGTCCGTTGGTAAATGTTACTCCATTGGTAGAGGTATAGTTTTTCTTGCCAATGACTTCTTCAATAAACAGTGTAGTTTCTTGGGTTTGTTCAATCAGTCTGATGCGGCCAAAAATTTCTGGGTCAATGGCATCTTGATACCACAAAGTATCAAGAATAGCTGTGAGTGGAGGAATCTGTTCAAAGCGTCCTTCAGCTGTTTTGTACCATTGAGTGTTGCTGTACTGATCTCCGTAGGCAATAGAAAACTTGTTCAAAGCCGGGATATCAGCTACTTTGTTCAGCACTATGTACTCTACGCCAGCAAAGTTTTGATATTGGATTTGATAAACTTGATAGCGATCTCCCACAGGAATATCTGTGACTTGACTGAATGGCAAACTATCAAAACTGCCAGGCAAGCCGTTGTTGGCTAAACTCTGTACCAAAGGATCAAACAGTGTGGTCACTTGCCAGCCGCCAGTTTCGGCGTCAACGTTAGGATCCGTGAACACAATGGTTCGACCGTTGAGATTGGTGGTTCCGTCAATGCCATTGTATTCTAGCAAGAACTGCGCCACAGGCTGGTTGTTGACTTGATCAAACTTCAGTGTAGACAAAATATCCACAGAACCAAAATTGTTCAAGGTATAGTAAAAATTCTGTGCAGTCTTGGATGGCACATTGAACGTGACTGTGCCTAGATCCTCACCGTTGTTGATCACACCAAACACATCTCGACTGCTGATGTTGGGGGTTGAAGGTATGACTCCTGACACGCCTGGATTGGTCTGAATCCAAAAACCTGGACCTGTGCCCGGTGTACCATCAACAATCTCAATCACGCCCTGTTGCCCGCTCTGTGTTTCACTCACATAGTACAGAGTGTCTGGCGCATCTTGTGGCACCACAAAGGTAATCTGGCCAGTGTTGCTACCGTTGCGAGTAACACCGTTGTTGTAGGCATTGCCACGACCAGTCACAGGCTGAGTCTTGATCCAAAATGGATAAATGCCAGTGAGATTGAGGTTAAAAATGTAGGTATTGCCACGTTGCAAAGTCAACGTGGGATTGATTACGCCGTCAATGGTGTAGTTAAATGTGCCATTGTTGCGTACTCGATAGTTCACAGTGGTCTTGGTATTCTGTGCCACCTGGAATGTGTAGTTGCCGCCTCGCAAGAGATCAATAGTGGGATTCTCGCCTGGCACACCCGAGAATGTGTAAACTCCGTTTTCGCGTGTGACTTCAAAGTTGGCCTGGGACGGTATTGTGGTGGCCATGACTTCCACAACATCAGGGCCGTTGGGCATCCAGAAGTATTGATTGAAGTTTACAAAGGTGTCGTAATTGACAAACGGATCCCAACTGTAGAACTCGCTGACATACAGTCGGTCTGGTCTGTTGCCTTCACCGCCTTGATAACTCACAGCATCGTTCATGCCTGGATAGGTCATGACGTCTCTCACTGTGTCAGTGTCGGGCTTGATAATGGCCACAGCGGGTTCAAGCTGATAATCAGCGCGAGTCTTGTCAATCTCTACCACATAACGATCATTGGGGTTGACGCCAGGACCTACTTGGCGGCCAATGTAGCCTTGAGTCTGCTTGAATCTTGGCTCTTGTACCAGCTGATCTAGCGTGGCTGCCAAAAATTGACGGTTAGCATCGGTTTGAAAGATCTCGGGTAAAAAATCAACGGAACGTACTTGAGCCATGTTTAGATTACTCCACTACCAGGGGCAGTGCGAAGATTGGTGCTAGTCAATGCTTCAATCACTTCAATGTTGTCAATAGTGGCAGCATTGGCAAAAATTTCACTGGGTTCTGAGCGTATCTCGTAGAGGTCGCCAAAACTCTTTTGCGGATCTAGAGGTACCAACACTACGGAACTGATAATGGTACCTAGAGTGCGGTGCAGATATGCTGCTAGTTCGCTGAAGTAGAATGTGTCGCCAAAGTTCCACTTGTCAATAGAAAAATAATCATTCATGGCTGCAATTACCGAGCTCTTAATTTCACTGGTGCTGGCTGTGGATCCTTGCGCACGAATCACTTTGATTGTGGCACGAAGTTCTGTGGCGGCCTTGGCACCAAACAGTGGCTTAAAAAATACTGAGTTCAATACAATATTGTCAGAAATCATTTTGTAATTTTGCAAACCTTGATAGGCTGTGTTGAGTTCATCAATGGTGGGCATGGCAGGTTCTGGCACTGTGCCTGTGGTATCTCTAATCCAATTTTGATAAGCAGTGTAATATTCCTGTGTGACCACATAGAGATCAATGATGTTGGTGGTGCCTGGGTCAATTCTATTGGTAAGTGGCGCATTGTGACGATATTGGTAGTACAGCGCCTGACGTCCAGTACGGGCAATCCACTCAGTGGTCAGAACCAAGGTGCGAACTCCAGTTGCATCAATCAAAAGCTCGTAGAATGCGCCAGGGTTATTGACCTGACTGGGGTTTTGATTGTAGGCATAAAAGATCTGTCCAGGAGTATACTCAGTTTTGACCACTTCAATAGCATTTAAAGTAGCATACTCGCTGTTGACACGATCAGGTTCAACCAAGAGATATCGCTGCAAATTGTCAAAGTCCACAGTGCGTTGCAAGAAAATCAGCTTTTCGTTAGGGTTGGTATCTGGGTCCACGATCTCGTTAAAGAAGTCAGGGTTGTCTGGTATACCATCATTGTCGCTGTCTCGATAGCTCACCAATACTTGGAAATCATCTACATAACCGTCGCTTTCCACAGGCTGACCAATGATAGTGGTGTAGATGTCTGTGCCCAAGCTGGCAGCACTGTCAGGTTGTGAATTCATGGCCAACACATTCACAAAGTCTTTGATCACTGTACCTGTGCGGCTATCGTACACTTGCTGATCATCATAGAAGAAGAATCGTGTCTGCAACACTGAACCAAAATAGTAGGCCAATCCACGGAAGGTCACAGTGTAGTTTTGATTCTGTACCACAAATTGTGCCATCCAGCTGGCATCAAGATTGGCGCCTGATGTATTGCCAGCGTACTGCTGACTCCAGGTGGCGTTGGCTGCAAGATTTTGCTGTGTAATGATGTACCAAGTATAGGGTGTACCAGTCACGCTGCCATCGTTGTCGTAGCCCAGTCCAAAGTTGCGGAACAGCACAATTTGTTCAGCAATTTGTTGTTCAATGCTCAATGGCAAATCTGTCACAAACAACGGAATAACAGTGTCAACAATGGCACCAGTGGGCACAAAATTGTTGATTGTGACTGGACCTTGACCGTTGGCTAGATTACCCAATCCGTTGTTGTAACCGGTATCAATCACTCGCAATGGCGATGCCCAAATTTCCAGTTTTTCATTGGCTCGTGTGGGCGTACCTTGTTGCAAACGATTGTTGCTGTCAAAATAATAGCCAGTGGGAGCCACAAACTTGATCAAGCTGTTGACCACAGCATAGTAGAAAGGATTTGTGGTGCTGAGTGTGGGGCCAATAGGAATGGGTGTTCCAGCAGCATTGCGGAAATAGCCCGTGGTTTCATTGGCCAGCGTGGTGCTTTGGTACCAGGTACTACCAGCTGTGATACCAGTGTTCACTGATTTGCGCGGAAAGTTTTCATAGTAAAACTGCAACATAGTGGGCAACAACAATTGAGGTTGTACTTGATTGGTGATGAAGTCAGCAATCTCGTTGCGGTTGGTCCATGAGAACAACAGTGTGGGCAACACGTTGTTGCGCCAGATAGCACCATCGCTGCCAAAAGTGTTGGTTGAACTGTATTTGCCAGTATTGTCCACTAGATCAAGATAACGACTGGTGCCAATTGACGCACGGTTCAAGGCCTTGCTCTTGAGTATGGAATTGTAAGTGGTGTATGGGAAAAGGTTGTAGTCTTCGCCGTTGACCATGCGATTCTGTGTGTAGTAGCGAGCCGGAGCACGCTGTTTGATATGAGCAATGGGTTCGCGAGCCTGACTGTTGCTCACAGGCTGCGTAATGCCACACACAAAAGTAATGGTTTCTAGGTTGCCTGAGCGACTGATGTAGCTGATGGGCAGAGTCACAGCCTGCATTTCTTCAGGGTTAATGATGTACTGCAAACCGTTGGAGGCACGAACATAGGCACGATAAGTGCCCACAGGAATTTCACTAAACACACCGTCACCAAACACCATGGTGATTTGATCATTGGCTCGACTGGTCACAGTATAGATAGGGCGCAGAGTGGTGCCCAATTGTTCAGCTGCTGCTGAGTAAATGTTTTCTTGGTACAACCACTCACGTGCAACATTGCCCACGTTGTCTAGCTGAAACAACCAACGATCTTCGTTGTTGATCCCTTCAATGTTGATATCCACAGTGCGGTTGGCAATGCGTTCAGCCAAGTTGAAATCTTGATTCTGCAATACACCTTGTTTGAACATAAAAAAGTAGCCAGTGTTGGCACTTTGGAAGCCCAACTGATCATTGCGGTACAGAATGTTGAAGGGTTGGTTGGGTTGTGGGGCTGGCTCGTACAAATAATCACGTCCCACTGCGGTTGAAGTCATGGCCTCAAACGGCATTGAGATTCCGTCCACTGTGGCGTTGTAGGGAATCACTGGCAGATAACCTGGCACAAGATTGACAGCATACTCATCAGTGCGCACACCAAGAATGTTTTGACGATTACCTGGACGACCCACACGCTGTGAGTTTACTAGCGCGGCGTTGAGTACGGCTGTGAATTGTTCTTGCCAGTCTGGATTGGTGGGGTCAGCCCAGTTCACTGTGACGTTGCTGAGATTCACGCCCTGGTAATCTTGAACTTGTTCAGTAGTGGTAACACTGAACACCTTGAGTAGGCCTTGTGCTGCGGTGTTGCGCTTGGCAGTGTAGCTCACAAGATTGGCCAAGCGAACCACTGAGTCACGTCGCTCGGCTGTGTCAATATAGTTTTCTCGAGTGTTGAGGTCAGTACGGAAGGCCAGGGCCTGTCCCATGAACGCAATTACATCCAGCAAAGCAATGAATTCTGACGACTCAATGTAGTCGTTGAATGTTTCAGGGTAGTACAAACGCAAATAATCAATAAAACTCTTGCGCAGAGTTTCAAAATCATAGCTTTGGAAATCGGCTTCGCGATAGGTTTGATAGATCTGTTTCCAGTCTTCAACTCCAAAGATTGCTGTTTGACGTGTGGTTTGTGCCATTTTGGTCTAATGCCTTGTCGTTTATTTACCGACAAGCAAAAACGGCGTAGTTATACGTAGCTGGCTCTACGTTGTTCAAGATCAAAGAACAATGCCAAACGTTCAGCGTCGGTGCTGGGCAACACTTCTAGTTCTAACTCAATCAAGATACCATTGAGCTGCGGATATATCTGTACGTCTGTGATCTGTATGCGTGGGTCTCCGCCGGCCACACGCTGCACTTCGTTTACAATGTTGGTACTGACTTGCTCCACTTGGTTTTCAAACAAGAAGTCCCACAGCACTGTGCCATAGGCTGGTCGTCCTGGTAACTGCCCTTGACGAATGTTAAAGGCATTGAGTAAGTCTCGTTTGATCAATTCAAACCCGGTAAGGGTAAACTTTTTGAACTGCCCTTGAGTGTTGAAACCAATGAATGTTTGCGCCATACAGTATTTATTAGCCCAATAAACGGCCAGCAGCACCAGTTGCTGCACCAATGGCACCGGTTACTGCGCCAAGGGCTCCTTTGGCCGCTGCTGTGGCGTTGTCTACTGCTGCTGTGGCCAATGCAGCAGGATTTGGTACTCCGCTCAATGACGACAGTGCGCCACTCAAGGCTGGTATAGAACTCAGTGTGGGCAAAGACCCCAATGAGCCGCTGAGACTGCTCACCGCTGAACTCACCGCAGCAGCCACAGACGACGGTGACGGTGCAAAACTTGGTACTGGTATCTTGGCACTGCCCAGCACACGAGTGGTGGCTGCATTGATACCCAGTCGATTCACAGAATCCACAACGGCTGTGGGAATTTCTTCAGCTTTGAAACTATCAGGTATCTTGGCATTGGCAAGGTTTACACCAAATTGGGCATTTTTCAATTGTGACAACACTTTGCTGGGATCCGGCAGTGAACTCAATGCGCCCTTGGCCAAGTCGCTGAGGGCTCCAGCTTGTCCAGCCAAACTGGCTGATGCTAGCCCCAATCCAGCAGTGAGTGAAGAGGGCAATCCTCCCAAGCTGCCTGACAGCTTGGTTACTTGTTGCAAACCGTTGTTCATCAAGGTTTGTTGAATGTTGTTTTGTGCACCAGCATTGTTCAGCAAACTTCCTATGTTTGTGATTCCATCTTTGCCAGTAAATGCTGCTGGACTTTTGAGCACTGAACTCAAGCTACTGCCACTGTCTACCAGTGCACTCATGCCTGGTTTTAGTATACCAGCAGATTCTAGCTGCGATGCATTTAGAGCAAAACTGCCAGCACCAACATTGCTCAATACTGAAGACGCTTGGCCAGCTAGATTTTTTGCTGTGGCCAAGGCCGAAGTCACTTCTGATGTGGCCATGTTGGCAATGGGGCCCACTGCTGGTATGCTCTTGGCAAAGTTGGCAATGTTGATTTCGCCTGCAAGAGGCGTACTGCCTGCTGCTGTGGCCACTGAACTTGCTAGACCTTTTACTGTGGCTGTGGCTGAAGCCAGCGCACCTGATGCCAATGCTCCCACTTGTCCCACAGCGCCAGTGATGCCAGCACCCAAGGCGCCCACACGACCACTCAAGGCCTGGCCCACTTGCGAAGTGGCTGCTGACAGTCCTTGCGCGGCTTGGGTAGCAGCACTGATCACTGCACCAGGTTTGATGCCAGCAAAAGCACCAACATCCAATTGTTTTTCAAAAATTTGCCGAGCTTGTTCTTGAGTAAGGCCGGCTGGACCTTTGACTTCAATAGTGCCAGCTGTGCCTGGCGGTGCACCAGGAATGGTAAAAGTAAATGTAGACATTATCTTGCTACCAATTCTACTCCAGCCGGAACTGGGTCAGATCCTGGCGGGGGCGAAGAATCTCCTGATTCAAAACTGATTTCCACATCCACACCAAGATTGTGATAAGGATAAGGTTCATGCGTGGGGGCTCGACTCACTATGCTTTCCAGTGCACCAACATCTTTGATCCAACCTTCGCTGTTGGTAAACTTGGTATCGTCCAATTTGGTCTTGGTTATGGGGTTGGGTGCTTTCACTGTGCCGGCTGCTGGACCGTTGAGATCAATGCCACCGGCCTTGAACACCAGGCTGTCGCCACCGCCCCAGCTGCCACCAGCACTGTTGAGAGTCAATGTGCCGTCGGCTTTGACGCCTATAGTGCTTTTGCTGTACATAGTCATGGCTTGCTGACTGGTCATGGTCAAGGTAGTCACTGCTTCAATGTGTGTGGCAGCATTGCTTTTGATGCTGACATCACGTCCAGCAAACATGTTGATGTCGCGGTCTGCATGCAAGTTGATATCGCCCTTGGTACGCAAGTTGATGCTGTTGGTAGCATACACATCCAAGGTGCCTTCTTGTCCCAGTTCAATCCAGGCTTGACCGTTAGCATGAATGATGTAGAGAAAGTTTCCAGTGTCGTTCAGTGTGATTTGATGTCCTTTGCTGCTGCGCAATCTCAATAGAGCATTGTTGCCTTCAAGGTCTCCATCATCCATGACCAGACTATGGCCGCCTACCCGACCAATCACTCGCACTTCGTCTGGTCGCACTGAACCACTTTGAATTTTCTGCCTAATGTCGTCGGGCTTGAGGCCACCTTCATAGATGGCTGTGCCCGGCGTAGAAACACCAAACACAGCACTGGGGGTTTCTCGTTGACTGCTACTCTGTATAGGACCGCGTTCAGGATCTTTGATCAGGCCTTGCTGGAACATGGCTCCAGCCACATAGCTTTGCACTGGTTTAGTTTTGTTATAGAACTGCGGGTCGTTGAAGTCTTTGATGTTGTTGATGTTGAGCTCGGTCACAGGCAGTCGTTCGGCCGAACCCATGTAGGCTTCTTGATTGGCGTTGGTGATTTTGTATTGGTCCGTTGCACCGATGGCTGGCACCATGTGTCCTTGTCCTGAATCAGGAATGACACCCACATAATATCCCAGTCTACGATCACCGTTGACAAAAAAGCACATCACAGTGATGCCAAGATCAGGGGGAGTAAACCACATGCCATAACTGCACTGATTGCCTGGATACTTGCCCACATCTGAGTTGCTGCCTGAGGCTGTTGGAGGCGGTGTTGAGCCAAAAAACGGGCTGAGATAGCTCACTGTGACCCAGCGGCTGCTGTCACTCATGTCGCCGTCACTGAATGCTTCAATGTACACTTGCAGACGCCCTGACCGTGTGGGATCCACATTGTTCATGACAACGCCCGAAAACGGTCCTGGTTCAGTGGGTACACCACCTCGGTCCAATCGATAATTTTCTGGTAAACCGCGACTGCGGCTAATATTCTCTGGCATTGATTATCCTATCAAGGGTCTGGTGGTGCGGGCTGATCTTGTGCTACTACCGGTGCTCCGGTTTGTCCCAGCTTGAGTGGGGCTCTAAAATTTATGCCGCCCAGCGTCAGGCCATTGCTGTTTGGCAGTTGTGGCGTGGTTTGTGGCAGCAAATCATAAGTGATACTGCCCAGTGTTCCTGGCACAGTTGATGGCTGTGATACTGGTGACAGTGCGGGCAAGCGCAGTCCAATCTGGCCTGACAATTGCGGTTGAGCAAAACCTGTGCCAGACCCCACACGCTGATTACCAGCAGCCAGAGCACTGTTGGCAAATAATTCTGTGGCATCTTCGTCGTCGCCAAAACCCACGCCTGATTTGGGTACACCAGGCGATGATGGTGCTTTGTTGTTGGTGACATTGGGTTTGGGGAAAATGTACAAAGCCCCGTGCAGCACTTGTTCAAACTTGCCGCCACGAAACTCGCTCACACATCTAGTGGCTTGATAGATATAGCTTTGAGTGGGCTGGCGATCGCCAGCAGGCTTGGTAGCCTTGCTGTAGGGATCAGCCACACCAGTGGCCATGTTGTAGTCTTCAGGACGTTGCCAGGCAATCTCAAACATGACCTGACGACTGTCAAAATTTATAGTTCCGTCTGGAAGAAACGGGCTGTAGCTCCAGGTCTTGGGATCAAGACCAAACGCCTGACTGCCTTGTTGTATCCAGGCTGGATCACCAATGATGCGTACTTGACATTCACCCAAGCTGGAAGGATCATACAGATACTCTGCTGCCGACGCTTGAATTTCTTGGCCACTGCCGCCAGGTGCTTGTGGCGCTCCTGCACTGTTTTCTCGACTGCGCGGTGCATAGTTAAAGTAGGGTATGTGCAACATGCTGCTGGTAAACAGTTTGCGAATGTTGGCAGCATCGTTTTGTTTGGGATTGTCTCCACTCACTGTGATATGATAGAGATAGTTGAAGTTGGCAGTGTAGTCAACTACTGACGTATTTTCGCCTGTGAACCAATACTTGTAGCTTTTGTGAAGGCCTTTGAATTTGGGGCGAGGGAAAAATCTTGAGAAGAAATTTGTAACTGACATCTTGCTCACAATGTACTTGATATTGTAGGCATAGTCGTTGCGCAGTTCGTCATATTGGCCTTGGCGCACTTCCATGGTGATCTGATACCAATTCATTTCTCCCACCAGGCGGTCCACATCACCGGGGTCGCTGAGGCCAGTGGTCACATCGTTTTTGCTCAAGGCCTGATTGTAGATATAGCTGCTGTTGCGTATGGCCAACTCAATGGTTTGGCTGATCTGTTGTCCAGCAGTGATGGCAAACAAGCGAGTGTCGTAGTCTGTATAGAGTTTTTCTTGTAGTTTTGAATCAGGATCTTGTGCCAAGGCCATGGGCACTTGTGTCTTGTCTTTGATCTGACCAGGAAGAATCAACTGTGCTGCGGCAATGTCCTCAGCACCAGCAGCAAATTCTATGTCATATGCATCAGCCACGCCATATACACCTTGCTTGACCAAATTTTGCATGTGTTCGTTGATGGCAGCCATAAGACCTTGTGGCACAGCACGTTTGTTGGGTGCTGTGTTGGCCTTGGCCGGCGCTGGACTGCCTGCTGGAGTAGCGCCAGAGGCAGTGCTACTCTGCCCCGGAGCAGCCGCGGCTGCTGTGGCTGCTTTGGCATCACCAGCCAACAGTTTGCCCACAGTGGTACTGGCCAGTTCAACATCAAATGGCACAGTGCCACGACGACTATTGAGTCCCACAATTTGCCCCACAGGGGCGCCCACAAAGTCATATGTGACCAGTTTGCTGCTGACACCAAAATTGATGTCTTGAATTAGGAATGGAATGTATTTTTCAATCACGGCGCCGCCGGGGCCACCAGCACGCACTGGTGACACTAGACTGCCCCCTGAATCATACCCATAGAATCTAATGGCCATGAGATACACACAACTCACATAGTTGACTTCGCCTGCAGAATTTTTTGGTGCAAAATCTTGCACAGCTTGATGCAGTCGATCAATCAAGGTAATTCCATTGGGCTCAATCACTGTGAATTTGATTTCGCTGACCATGTGTGCGGCTGTGGTAACTTTGCCTGGCAAAGCGTTGTCTATTGTGACGCTGTCAATGTAGAAGTCTAGATCAAATGCAGGATTGCGACCAGCGTTGGGGCCGCTAGCGTTGGCTTTGTTGTAGGCTGATCCTTGAAATCCGCCTTGGTTTACTGGAGCGCCACCGCTCTGGAACAATAATTGGTAACCATTGATGTTGGCTCGTCTTGACGCTACCATTTGGTTGTACTGCTCATTGGTCACCAGGTAAACTGACGCAGACCACGTGTAACTGGCATAGAGATCCAAGGCGTTGGGCTGTGGTGTGACTTGATCGTCATTGCCCGCAGCATTGACCGTGGCCTGAGCTGTGGTGGTGCTGGAGTTGGCTGCATCGTCATTGGTGGGCGTGCCTGGATTGGTGGGTGCAGTAGTGGGACCAAATCTAGTAGGACCAAACGCTTCAGCATCGCTTCTAGCTGCTTCTTCCGCGGCTATAGCAGCATCCTCGGCTGCCAAAACTCCAGTAGGATCCTGTGGCCCACGAGACAATCTATCAAACACTGACACGTCGTCATCACCAAAGCCTGGCGCTGGCCTTGGGCCTGTGCTGACTTGATCTTGTCCGCCAGTAGCCTGCGTATTTGTGGTTGTTCGAACAGGATCATCAGTGCCACGGTCAACATCGCCTGTGGCTGATGTGGACGTTGGAGTAGCAGTGGTGGGTGTAGTGGTAGCTGGCGGAGTGACAATGCGTCCATCAGACGTAATCTTTTGAGTGGATGGGCCATCTTCATTGACCACTTGCTGACCAGCTGACTTGACTGGCTCAGGCGGTGTAGGACCAAATGTGGTGGGGCCAAATGCTTCAGCATCGCTCTGTGCTGCTGCTTCTGCAGCTGAAACGCCTGCAGGCGGCAGTGTTAGCGGCGCAGTTGAGCTGGTCTCACTGGCTGTGACTGTGGCTGTAGCGGCGTAGCTGAAACGCTCTGGTACATTACGTCTGTTGAATCCAGGCTGTCCTGGTTCTTTGTTGCTAATGATTTTAACATTTACTGTCAAAGGACCAAACGTTGTTTTGCTCCCCCCGCCAAAGTAGGCTAGAGCCTGAGCACGACCCTGTGCAACTGCCGCAGCTTCAGCAGCTTCGGCTGTGGCGGCAGTAACAGTATTGACAAATTTTTCAACTGGACTAACGGCCATGGTTTAGAATCCCAGTGTGCTGCGCAAGGTAGACAACTTGGGCAAGAATATGGTTCGTCCCACAGCAAAGTCCAAGGGCGGTGCTGTGAGTGTGTTGGGGTTGCGCTGATAGAACACCCACCACAGTGTGGGCGTGCCGTAGAGGTCATAGGCCAACATGTCGGGCCTGTACTGGTAAGTGAGATTGATCTCAAACGACAAGTCATCATCCTCTTTGGGAATGACACGGTTTTCCATCACATCAAGATAGAACTGTGTGACCGGAGTGTTGTAATAAGGACTGGTGGTATCGTACGTGGCCATTACCAGTAACCTCCCTTGAGCAAGTTGCCATTGGCAAAATTCTTGAGTGAAAATTCACGACTCATCTGTGCACGACTCTGTACTGGTTTCAGCACCAGTTGAATTTCCATCTTGGTGGGCACATAGGTACTGCGCACAGTGTTGTTGACGCCACCAGTGACTGGTCCAGGTGCAGGTCTTGTGGGTTCAGCGCCAGGGAATCCCAGCAGCTTGCTGGCAAGTAATCTGGCAGTGGTTCCCAGCAAGCTGCTGCCAGGAAAACTTTGCGAAGCTTGAGCTCGACGATTCAGCAAGTTTACGCCATAGTTGTTGAAACCTGTGGCACGAATGTAGTCTACATCAGCTGGCAAGTTGTAGCTGAACTGGCTGAGCAAGCAGGCATGACCGTTGAACTGATATTCACCTAGACCAATCAGGTACACCAAAGGCGGCGGTGTGCCACGCTGTGCGTCCTGGCCATAAAACATCTTGGTGACTGAACGGAAGAAATGTATCACAGCCAAAAGATACTGAGCTTCGCGTGTGTCCTGTGCTGTGAATGTGGCGGTAATGTTGATGTCGCCCACAAAACTACCCTTGTAGAAATAGCCGCGATAGTTGCTGTGTGTGAGCTGTGTTTCATCATAGCCAGCATTGTAACTGGTGCTGATTTGTGGTGTGTAAGGAAAGATTACGCCATTGGCATCTTGCAGGGGTTTGAGTATGGCATTGTTGTCATCTTCGTAAAGATAGTTGGCACCACCGGCCAGCACCAAGCGCACACGCCAGTCTTGACTGCTGGGTTCTACATAGCGAGCCCGCAGCGTGGCCTGTTGTTGGGCAGCCAATTTAAAGCCATCGCGTTGGCTGATGTCTTCGTCAACTTCGGCTGCACGATAC